GATGATCTGATACAACTATTTAAAGATAATAAAGAACATCAAAATGTAGGAGTATCTGGTGGACCTTATAATGTTCAAAAGAATGTAAAAGATTCTGTTGATTTGGGTTTACATCCTGATTGGGATGAACCTAGATTTGTTGCATATAAGAACGCATTAAAAGAATGTGTAGGTCTATATGAAAAATTATATCCTGAAGTAAAAGGTTTCAATGCTTTTGGTATGACTGAAGGTGCAAATATACAATATTATCCACCAGGTGGAGGATATTTTGCTGAGCATTGTGAGAGAACATCAAAGATGGAGACTCGTTGTTTAGTATGGATGACTTATTTAAATAGTGTGCCTAATGCAGGTACTAATTTTAAATATCAAAAGTTAACAACACCTGCTGAAAAAGGATTAACATTAATATGGCCAACTGATTTTACACATACTCATAAAGGTCAAATTTCTGACACACACGAAAAATATATAATAACAGGATGGTTTGGATACAAATAAAATGGCAATAACAGACGCATATTTAGGTAACCCTAATTTAAAAAAGATTAACATACCACAAGAGTTTACTAAAGAACAAATTTTAGAATATCAAAAGTGTGCTGCTGATCCTATTTACTTTATGGAAACATATGTAAAGATAGTTTCGCTTGACGAAGGTCTTGTTCCTTTTAAGATGTATGATTTTCAAAAGAAGATAGTAGATACTATTCATAATAATAGATTTACAATTTGCAAATTACCTAGACAATCAGGTAAATCAACAACAACGGTTTCTTATCTAATGCACTATGCAATGTTTAATCCGAACTCTAATATTGCTTTACTTGCCAATAAGTCTTCTACTGCTAGAGATATATTAAGTAGATTACAACTTGCATATGAAAACTTACCTAAATGGATGCAACAAGGAGTAGTTAACTGGAACAAAGGTAACATTGAATTAGAAAATAAATCAACGATAGTTGCCGCCGCTACTTCTTCAAGTGCTATTAGGGGTGGTTCATATAATATAATATTCCTTGACGAGTTTGCTTTCGTACCTACAAACATTGCCGAAATGTTTTTTAGTTCCGTTTATCCTACAATATCATCTGGACAAAAGACTAAAATGGTTATTGTTTCTACACCTTATGGTATGAATCAGTTTTATAAATTATGGATTGACGCAGAAAAGAAAAGAAACGATTATATACCTATTGAAGTGCATTGGTCAGAGGTGCCAGGTAGAGATGAAAAATGGAAAGATGAAACAATTAGAAATACATCACCAGAGCAGTTTCAACAAGAGTTTGAATGTGAGTTTTTAGGTTCTGTAAATACACTTATTAGTCCTGCTAAAATTAAATCTTTAGTTTATGATGTTCCTAAATTATCACAAGGTAGTGTAGAACAATTTGAAAAACCTATTAAGGGTCGTACATATGTTATTACGGTTGATGTCGCAAGAGGTGTAGATAAAGATTATTCAGCATTTATTGTATTTGATGTAACTAAAATGCCATTTAGAGTTGTTGCAATTTATAAAAACAATGAAGTTAAACCTTTTGTATTTCCTAATATTATATCTGAAATAGCAAAAAGATATAACGAGGCACACATATTAACTGAAGTAAACGATATAGGTCAACAAATAGCAGAGGCGTTACAATTTGAGATAGAGTATCCTAATGTATTGATGTGTACACAAAAAGGTCGTGCTGGTCAAATACTAGGTGCTATGTTTAGTGGTCGTGGTTCATCTTTAGGTGTTCGTATGACTAAACAGATTAAAAGAGTAGGTTGTGCTAATTTAAAGACATTAATTGAAGGAGATAAGTTAATAATCAACTCTTTCAAAATTATAGAGGAAATGTCAACCTTTGCTAAAAGAGGTCAATCCTGGCAGGCTGAGGACGGGGCAAATGACGATTTAATGATGTGCTTAGTTATCTTTGGGTGGGTATCAAACCAAGGTTATTTCAAAGAATTGACTAATCAAAATGCTCGTATGCAAATGTATGCTGAACAACAGAATTTAATAGAAGAAGATATGGCACCTTTTGGATTTGTAGATGATGGTGTCAATACTAATCCTGAAATGGAAGAAACAATAGACGAATATGGAGATAGATGGATACCTGTGGTGCGAAAAAACCATTAGGTTTTGCGCTATTATAAATATCAGTAAGAATGAAATTTAAATATGGGCGTATGAATAATACGAGTTTTGAATAAAATGACTACTAAATTAGCTAATTAGAGGAGAATAACTTATGGCATTTCAAGTATCACCTGGTGTTCTCGTACAGGAAAAAGATTTAACAAGAATCATTCCTGCAGTATCAACTTCAACTGGTGCTTTTTCTGGACAATTCAGTAAAGGACCTTTAGAGGAAGTTGTTTCTATTTCTAGTGAACAAGAACTAGTAGATACCTTTGGTAAACCTGATACAAATAACTTTGAGTATTTTTTCAGCGCTTCCAACTTTCTACAATATTCTAACTCATTAAGAGTAGTGCGAGCTAGCCAAGAAAATCAAGTAAACGCAACTGCCAGCGGTAGTGGTTTACTTATAAAAAACAAACAAGACTACGAAGATAATTATTCAACTGGACAAGGTTCAGTAGGTACTTTTGCTGCTAGATCAGCAGGTGCTTGGGGTAATAGTCTATCAGTAGCAACTTGTCCAAGTGCTTCGGCATTTGAACAAATAACAACTGTATCTCAACAATTAGACGGTGGTGCGTCTGTTGGAGATACAACAATAACTGTTGACTCAGACGCAACAAGTTACCTTAATGTTGGAGACATCATTGAGTTTTCTAAAACTGCTTCTGGTGTAGATTTCACTACTGGTGAAAAATATAGAGTAACTAATCTTACTTCAACGGTTGTAACTATTGTACAACATCCTAGAGGCGAGGGCGGATTAATAACTGCTGTTGCTGATAACGCAAGAATTAAAAGAAGATGGAAATACGCAGATCAAGTTGATGGCGCTCCAGGAACTTCTGCTTTTGCTTCAGCAAGATCAGGCTCTGGCGATGAAATACACGTTGTTGTTGTTGATGAAGACGGATCAGTTTCAGGAGTACCAGGAACAGTTTTAGAATCATATTCTAAACTTTCTAAAGCTTCTGACGCAAAATCACCACAAGGCGATGTTAACTACTATCCAACGGTAATTAGTAATAAATCTAATTTCGTATTTTGGATGGATCACAACAGCGCTGGTACCAATTGGGGTAACGCAGCTGCAGGAACAACATTTACTGCTGTTGATGTACCTTCAGATGAATCATTATCTGGTGGATTAGACGGTACTGACTCTACTGACGGCGATTTAAAAGCAGGTTACGAACTGTTTAATGACGCTGATACGGTAGATGTAGGACTAATAATCTCTGGACCTAGTGGTTCTGCTAATCATATTGATAACTTAATTACTATTGCTGAGAACAGAAAAGACTGTGTGGTTTTTGCAAGTCCTCAAAGAAGTGATGTTGTTAATATATCTAACTCAAATACACAAACAAGTAATGTAATTGATTTCTTTAGTGGAATCAGATCATCTAGTTATGCTGTATTTGATAGTGGTTACAAATATTGTTATGACAGATACAATGATGTATTTAGATTTGTACCATTAAACGGAGACATTGCTGGATTGGCTGCTAGAACAGACATATTAGCGGATTCTTGGTTCTCACCTGCAGGTTTAAACCGAGGTGTAATTAGAGGCGCTGCTAAATTAGCATTTAATCCTACAAAAACACAAAGAGATGATCTTTACACAAATAGAGTAAATCCAGTTGCAACTTTCTCAGGACAAGGAACAATCTTGTTTGGAGATAAAACTGGACTAGGATCTCCAAGTGCGTTTGATAGAATCAATGTTAGACGATTGTTCATCACTTTAGAGAAGGCAGTAGCAACTGCTTCTAAATTCCAACTCTTTGAATTTAATGACGAATTTACAAGAGCAAACTTTAGAAACATTGTAGAACCTTTTTTAAGAGAAGTACAAGGTAGAAGAGGTATCACAGACTTTTTAGTAGTGTGTGATGAAACTAATAACACAGGCGAAGTAATTGATAGAAACGAATTTATTGCTGAGATTTTTATTAAACCAGCAAGAAGTATCAACTTTATCACATTACAATTTATCGCTACTAGAACTGGCGTCTCTTTTGACGAAGTTGCTGGGTAAGGATAGAAGAGGAGAATAAACAATGGCAAACATTAATGACTTCAAAGCTAAACTTGCTGGCGGTGGCGCTAGACCTAATCAGTTTAAGGTTACAATGCCTTTTCCTGGTTACTCACAAGTTGGTGGCGAAATAG